AATGGGTTCACCAGATAAGCGCACGTCATCTTCCCAGGCATCAGATCACTCATCATCTGATTCCTCTGATCGTCCCAACTGTGGATGATGATATACGGCGAGCTGAATGGATGGGGCAGAGCACCAGCGGCGTACAGCTTGCCGGCGCGTCTCGCCACCGTCTTAATCAGGTCGTTAGGCCAGTATCCGAAGTCGATAACCTGACCATGCTCGACTGCCTGCTGCGCCATGTCGAGGATGATATCCAACTCGTCCTGCGTGGGCATGTACTTACGATCAAGCCCAGGGCCGGAACTGAGATGATTGGCGCGCACGATATCCCGCACACGCTCCGGTGTGAGATTGAGCGGCTTCATGTCCTTCATGTCGCACTCGAAGACACCATTGCCGATAGACCACATGACTAAGCCCCCTGTTGCCACGTTTCAAGGATGAGCAATGCGCGGTGTAGCAGTTCCTCCATCTTGCTCTGTCGCTCGACCATCGCCGACATGCGTTGCTCCATGATGAACTGCCCGCGCTCGATGCTAGACATTCGGATGTCTGTAGCAGCATGATGCGCGTCCATCTTCTCTTCAAGACGTATCATACGCCGCCGTACATCAGCCGTATCATCCATAACCAAACCTCATTCGGTTGTGCGGGGCGGGATCGCTCCCGCCCCATACGCACGTCACGTCGCTGGCGTCATCAGGTTCAACGACAGCTTCAGACCCTTGTCGTTCACCGTCACTGGTGCACCAGTCGACGCAACCAGCTTCGTCTTGCCGGTGCCCGACAGCGGTGCCGCCTTCAGCTTCGTCTGCGATATGTCGCACGTGATGATGAGCTGCGTGCCCTTGATCTCGTACGACACGTTGTTACCCACAGAACTCGACATGATAATCTCCGGAACCACCGCAGCACGATTGCTGCGACCCTTGCCATTCAGGCTAAGGTGACTGAAGCGCCTAGCTGGCAGTCGCGCTTCAATCATCAAAGTCTGCTACTTCAGATCGTCGAGCCGGTTCTCTATGTTCGTCATCCGACGACCCAACACGATGGCGTCCTCGATCAGGAAGCCCTTCGTGTTTTGGAAGTCACGCGATAGTGTGCCAACCTTATCAATCAGTCTCTCGTGCTGATCGTTTATCAGCTTTATCAACCGCCCCTCCATTTTCATAATGCGGCTTTCCATTCCGTCCAGGTAGGCTTTCAGTTCTTCGTCCATTCATATCCTCCTCAAGTCAGGCGGTAGCGTTTGTTGCCCAGATCGTGAAACTGAAGTTTCGCGATGCCGGCAAGCTTCTGAATGTAAGCCACGCCAACAGAGCCATCGGCGATCTTCTTCAACTCATCCAGCGTGGCGCCGTCGCGCCGTTTCAGAGCGTCGACGATTGCCGCCGCTTTCGTTCCGGGTCGCGGTCGGATCGCCCCATCACCGCGCTCCCCGGCTCCCGCCACCTTAGACGGAGTCGGGGCGGCATTTCCAGCCTTCGCCTTCCCGGTCGGTGTCGTCGGCGCCGGCACGGCGGAAAGCCGCCTACGGGGCGGCGCGGAGGATGCGCTAGGCGCCTCTCCCGCCTCGCTCCGCTGGGGTGGTAGCGCCCGCCTCCCTGGCGCCGTGGCGGTGGCTCCCAGCGCCCGCCGTGGCACCACCTCCGGTTGCGCTTCCGGCTCCGGAATCGGCTCCGGTTGTGGCGCGGACTTAGCGGACTTTTCGCCGTTCGTACCATCGTTCGCCCATGTGCGCCGCCCCTTCGTCAGCGCGTCATCAGCCTCCGCTTGCCACGGGTAGTTGATGCCACGTTCGGGGAAAGGATCAGTCACCAGCCCGTGATTGATTTCCAGTATCTCCCCCGTCTTGCCGTCCTTCATCGTGACAAGCTTCACCGGACAACCGAGACGCGGTTGCCAGTAGCGCGCCCATTCCTCAGCACGTGTTCGCTTCACCAGCATCGGCAGGAAGATCGAACACAACTCGTCTGCCGGTCGGTGTGCGTGCTGCTTCATCATCTGCCCGACGTACGCCTTGCGCTTGTTCGCATCGTCCGGCAGATCGCTCGCATCAGGTATGATCGGCTTCGGCTTTGCCTTCGCTGGCGGGTTGGGTTTCTTGCGCGGTGTTCTCATATTGCTCTACCTCCAAGATAAGATCGTCGGCTGCATACGACTCACGTTCCACAAACAGCTTCCATCCGTGCCGTTCCATCAGCACCGCCTGCCACGAGCGGTCCAACACGTTCTCGAGTACGATCGGCAGGCGGTAGACTTGTAGCTCCTTCACCAGCGCGGTGAACGTGCCCTTGCGAGGCACGCCACACTGAAGGTTGGCAAGCGTGATGCATTGGATGCGTTCGCCGTTGCTCTGGCGGACACGCTGCCCAACGCGGATGTAGGCTTGCATGGTGGTGTCGAATTTCAGCCACTCGTTGGCACGACCGCGCTGGATCATGCCACGCACCTTTGCATGAAACGTGTCGTGCATCTACACCTCCAGTTTCACCACGTTCGGCGCCTTCACGCGATAGCCCAGCCCGTCGCGCGTCACCATCTTATCATGTGCCAGTCGCTTCAGCCCGCCGCGTATCGCCACGCGCTTCGCGTTCTTCGAGAGGTGCTGATCCTGCACCCACATCTCGATCAGAGTGGGCACGAACAACACCTCACCACCGTTGCTCTGCTCCCACTCTCGCACCAGTCGCGTTACCGTGTGGATGTAGTTCTCCACCAGGTTCACGCCGCTGTTGCGCCGCGCTGTCATAGTACGACCGGCGATGCACAACTCGGTACGGTTGAGCGCGATGATGCGACGCTGTGCGATGAGCGAATGCAGCGCCAGACAGATATCGCGATACCGTGTGATGGTCGCGACCGATTGCAGCACGCGAAGCTGAAGCAAATCCTCCCGCGTGAAAAAGTCGGCGGTGCCTAGCTCATGCTCGATGCCAGCCATGACGGCTCGCTGCATGATCTCGTCGCGTGATGACGCGTAGTTCGTCAGCTTGGTTTTGAGTCTTACCACGTTAGCCATTCCTTTGCTTGTTCCCTTTGATGATGGAGTCCACGTACTCGAACAGCCGGCATACCGACAGGTAGCGGTAAGTCGGCTGCTCCCTCTCCGACCAGAATTGCACCGAGACGAACATACTGCCCTTTATCGCGGGCGTATGTGGCTGGTGCGCTTCCGTCTGCACTCTCACGTCGCCGGCATTGCCCACGCCGTGTATCAACGCACGCCACCTCTCCGCATCGCGCTTATCATCGGGCGACTCTATCGGATAGCCGGCGTCGTCTAGCGTGTACCCCTTCGCCTTCCGCGTCAACGGACGATGAGATAGGGCGTCCCGCTCCGCTATGTCGAGCATGGCTTTGTCGGATAACTCACTCACGTTGCCGGCTCCTGCTTTGTGCGGTAGCTATACCGGCTCACTTCGTGAGTTGGTGCCCCAGCCGTTCAAGGCTATCCAGTTCCGCCCTTGCTGCCCGCTTCTCCGCTGGTGATGAAGTCGGTGATTGTGACTTGTCGATGGTTGTGCATACCCATGTTGCGGTGGCTGTTTCGCGTTCCGTAGGTGACTTATTCGTGGCGAGGAAGTCACCTACACAGTTCACGACGAACATCGGATGCGGCTGGTATGCGAACGCCGGTGCTGCCAATCCAAGCAACATCGTCAGCACGATCACCGGCTTCATCAGCTTGTGCCACGCCTCTTGAATGTTGGCGTTGCTCAGTTCGCAGTAGTTGGGGAACTTGTTCCACGCGTTGATATCCATCTCCGGCTCGCGCGAGCGGAACAGCGTGTAAGCACGCAGCAGATCGGCGTCGCTGGTGCCGGTGACGATTGGATTGTCCTTGAAGCGACTCCGCAGCGTGTTGACGATGCGTTGTGTTGATGTGACCATGATAACCTCTCATCCTGGACCATCCCAGGCGAAAGCACCGTGACATAAACCACGGTGCTGTCGTACGGGGTGGTGTCAGCCGAACTTGTTGGCGCCCTTGGTGCCGGGTATGAAGAAACAGCTTAGCGAGGCTATGATGGATAGCCAATCGAGTATCAAGCCGATGTCGGCTACGTTTGGGTTGCGTGACTCCGAATACATAAAGCTGCCGATGATGCCGATTAAGACCAGCAGGATAGCGTAGCCACCCGAGAGTCCTATGTCATGCAGGCGTTTGAACCATAAGGCGTAACTCGACCACATCAGACCGATGATGGCGGCAACCAGTATCACCATGCCCGCCATGTATTGCGAACCCGTCCATATCATGTTGAGTCCAATGCCTATAAAGGCACAGGCTATGATCCAGATCAGGATCGAGTAGCCGAGATAAGCCAGACGACCCATCCGACCAGAGAAACCAAACAGTGTGCTCATGATACTCTCCTTAGTTTCCGAACAGCAGGAAGACGATGCTGCGGAGGTTGAAGTAGATCAGGTAAAATCTGATCCGGTTGATCTGATCGGGCGTGATGGTGATGGTGCTCAACACAGGTACCGCGCCGATCAGGATGAACGGTAGGTTGAACCAGAAGGAGAAGAAGTTCACGATCATGGAGTCAGCACCAGGACGTTGCGCCGGTTGTCCACCGACCACGATTTGAAGCGGTCCAGGAAACTCTTGCCCAACAGCAGCGCCGAGTTGGTACCGCCAATGCTACACAGCACATCCTTCACTGTGTAACCGCCAACGGTGACGGAGCGCAGGCGGTAGACCGGCTCACGTGAGATCGAACCATCCGCCAGTGAGAACTTGCGCATCTCGACAAAGTCCGCCTTGGTCAGTGTGCCGCTGACGAACAGCGCCTCCCCCGTCGTTCGGGAGAGTGATATAAGTCCGGCTCCGCTGTCCAACGTCATGCTGACGGTGGTCGCTCCGTTCAACATCACGTTAAGCTGAGCCACGCGACTGCCCGCCTCATTGGTCATCGCTGCTTCAATGACACCTCCTGTCATTAGCGTCGGAGGTAGCTGAATTGGCGATGGCGCTGGAGGTGCCAACTGTATCGGTGCCGGTGATGCAACCGTCTTGCCCGATACAGCTTCACCGCATTGGTACAGTACCGTCATCGCGACGGCTGTCCCCTGCAACGAGAACGGACTTACATGATCGCCCGCTCGCACAGTCGCGGTGTTGCCATTGTAGAGCGCGCGCCAGAACTCGCCGGTCAGGCTGCCCTTGCTCGTAAGCCAGTTCTTGTTATCGTTGATCTCCGTGTTCAGGTTATACAGGTCGCCGTCTATGTTGACGTAGATTTTCCCCGCCGTCCGCCATGTGATATCGGCGCCGGCAGAGAATCCGAATTGCCTGATACCATCGTCTCGGACCACGATGGTCATCTGCGAGAAGCTGCCATCGGTGGCGCGTATGGTGAACACGCATTGCCCGTCCGATTTCTGGCGGACCTCGATCTGTCCAGCCGGCCATACGGCTACGGTGTCAGCGAGCGCAGGCACCACATAGCCAATCGCCACCGCAAGAGCGATGGCGCATGTTCGGAAATACATAGTGTGCTTTATCCTCTTGTTGCTTAATCCCAGGACCATCCCAGGCGAAAGCACCATGCCGAAACATGGTGCTGTCGTACGGGGTGGTGTTACAGCTTCAGTGCGAGGTACTCCAGCCCCGCGCACAGTTGCCGTACCTCGTGCAGCCTCATCCAGTGACCGTCGAACTCGCACAACTCATCATCGTCAGCGCCGTCTTTGATCGCGTTGTGGATCAGAGCGTTGAGATGTTCGATCTTCTTCTCAAGCCACAGGTTCATCGGTGCTCTCCTTCCGCATAAGATAGGCGAGGTGCATTTCCGCCGCGTGTGCGGTGCGCGCCACCTCGATCAGCGCCTCGCCACATTCCGCCGTGCCCAGCGCGTCCTTGATACGCTGGATCAATTCCAGATTGCTCATGGTGCCCATCCGCCTTCCAACGCGTCGGCGCAGGAATCACATTGATACCCGAGTCGGCGATCAGCCGGTGTAAGTCGGTTGGGCTCGCCACAGTTAGGGCACGGCAGGTTCCGCGGATTGCGCTTTGATGCGGCGCGCAATGCGGACTTACCACCGGGATCGGCGAACGTGCGGCGTACCTCAGCTTGCTCTTCTTCGTATGTCATTTGTCACCTCCGATCTTATACACAACACAGTAGACGATGGTGACAACCACCACCATCGTCAGGACGATCCACAGTGCCGTCATACTCCTGTTTCAATCGCACGCATCATGCGTATGACACGTGCTGTCAGATCGTGACGCGTTGTCACGTCGTCGATCATCTCATACTCGAAGCCTTCCCAATTCAGGTCGACCTCGGTCAGCGTTTGATCGCCGTCGGTGAACACGCCGGCAATCTCAAGGAACAGATACCCGTCCTCTGTCAGCACAGCTCTCATTTCCCTTTCCTCACGGTGCCTAGCTTAGTCAGTTTGTCCTGATACGCCAACGCCGCCTTTAGAAACGGCGCCTTCTGTTCTCCCGTCATCCACCGCCTTATGGTGCTGCCGGGCGATTGCACGTAACCGCACTTGCCGAACTTGTCGTGCGCGGTGTTGATGCTTATGGTCATGTAGTCGTACTCCGTCCACACGTTGTCGCGCATGGACTTGCCTTTCATATGGTAGGGTGTGATCGACTCCACCTTGCCCCAGTATCCGAAACTGTCTCCCATGTTGGTGACACTCTCGCACCGGATCACATCGCCCACCACGATATCAGTCGCGGGTACTTTCAGCGACTCGGCATAGAGACGCGACGCGGCTTCGCCACGCTTCGTCAGCGTGACCTTCTTGCCGCGACACTTGAAGCATGTCGTGCCGTAGCTCTGGCAATAGCTGTAATTGCCGCTGCCTCCACAACGGGAGCATGTCTCGATCTCGAAGCCCAGCGTGCTTACGCGCATTTTGTCGGTCATAGGATACTCCCGTCCGGTTGATGGTTGTGGATCAGCGTCCGGTGAGCCGCTTCAGCTTCGCCGCCTTAGCCTTGCCTTGACTCGATACCACGATCCGCGTCTTCAGCACGGCGGGCGGTGCGCCCACCACCTTATGCTTCGGTGCCTTCGCGGTGACGATGATGCGCGACGGCTTCGCCTCGCGCTTGCGTAGTATGTCGGATGCCGCGTTGCGGTACTTCCACTTGGTGGCTTCGGTCGCGTCGTACCACATGCCGCCTTTGTCGGTGGTGTAAAGCTGTGCCGCCAGCCCCTCGATCATAAGCGAGTCCATGTCCTATTCCTTTCGATGTGTTCCATTCTTTTTTCAGCCGGGGACGCCCAACTATTTGATGAGGCTTCGGTCAACGATAGCTGCAATCCTATCCAATCGCTCCTGCAACTCTTGTGCGGTCATCGCATAATGTGCATGGCGTTGTGTGGCTTGTTTAATCTCTTCCAACGCTTGCCTCATTTCTTCGATCATCTCAGACTGTGCTCGCAGGAGCGGAAGGGAATCACCAGACGAGTCCATGTCCTATTCCTTTCGATGTACGTGAAAAACGCCCCTAAGTCGGGGCGCTCCGTTTCACACGTCGTCGTCGAACACGTCGGAATTGAGCGAGAAGCTGCGATCGTACTTGGCGTTGCTTTCCGCCTCGATCAGCCGATTGGCGAGGAGCCACGCGGTGCCGACGGAAGCGATGAGCAACAGCTTGTCGCACTTCCGCTTCAGTTGGCTTTGATGGATGCCGGGTTTCTCTTTGATGATCGAGAATACCGTGGTGATGCAACGCGCCTCAAATTCGGACAGATGCGAGAAGGATACTCCGTTGATGTGCGAGTCCATGTTAAACCTCCGTTGTTGGCGATCTTGCGGCTAAGTCGGCGAACCGGCTTATGCGCAAAAGCGCGAAGGGCGCCCCCAGCCTTTCAGCCGGGAGCGCCCTGTCGTCGGTACTCATCAGGCGAAGCGGTATGCGGCGACGCCGTCCTTGCGCTCGACCGCAACCACCTTGTACGGCTTGGTGATCTCGCCGTGCTTGATGTTGTAGTTCGACCACGTCACCGAGAAGCGGTCGGCAATCGCCTTGGCGGAAACGGACTTCCAGCCGGTTGCCTCCTTGATTTCAGCGGCGGTCATCCCCTCCTTGCGGATGGCGAGAGCGAAGATGATGCTGGACTTCTCGCCGTGTGCCGCTTTCTGCTGCACCGGCTTCGGTGCCGGCTTTGCCGCCTTCTTCGCGACAACCGGCTTTGCCGCCTTGGCGGTCTTCGCCAGCTTCGCCTTGTCAGCCGCTGCGGTCTTCAACGCCAGCTTGCGGGCGTCGGCGACGGTGGCGGTCTTCGTGATCTTCTTAGCCATGATGTAAACTCCGTTGGAAACCTAAGCCCTAATGCTTAGGTGCAAGCGCCGTAGCGGTGGCGCTTACATCTAAGATAGGAAACCAAATCGAACCGCTATAGGGCTGCGTCGCGGTGGACCGAGTCCGATTTGGTTGGTGTCCCTGTTATCCGATACCGCTATGGGCTGCGTCCGCTAGGACCGAATATCGGATAACCTCAGAAAAGTTCAGATCGCTAATCGGCGCGAACACGCTATCGGCGCGATCTGTTTCGTTTAACGGTTGCCACCCTGGTTATATGGCGGGCGCTTGCTATCGCGTCCGTTTGCCCATACGCACCTTGCGTCACTGAGTCTATTCCCGTCCGATATCAGACGAGGCTCTGAGGGGGTGGAGTCCGTGCCGAATTTTGTTTCGTCGGGGTTCGGCGCCCGCCGGCTTATCTGCCGAGTTTTCCGTTGGGGTTGGTTCCCGTCCGGTGAAAGGAAATATAGGGGTGTCGTCCGCCGCCGTCAACTTTATTTTTCGGACCTAAGTCGTTGAAAACGTTAGATTTCCCCTACGGGACGCATTTTTTATGACGGGAATCGGCGGTTTTTTTCAGGTCGAGCCGGAGCGCCGACGACAAGTCGGGCGGGGCGGGGCTGACGGCGGGGAGATTCAGTCTCAGTATATGAGACGGGAGCCGGGAGGGGAGGGGCGCCGGGAGTGGCTTTACGACACCACCCTAACGCGGGGCGCCCGGATGCGCTAGGCGGCGCCGGGGCGCGGGGCGCGGGATAGGTAGCGGCGGGGAGCTAGGATGCGTGGCGGGCGTCCGGAATCGCCGGCGTTCGCTTGTCAGGCTTCGGAGGATATCGCGCCCCTCCTTCAGAAAGTCTAGGATGCGCCTATCCACCGGGGAGGCGGTCAAATCATCGATCATCAGTGGACGTGTGCCGCGCGCCATCGGACGTGCCTGCGCTTGCTGACGTGTGATAGGCGACACGGGCGATTCATAGAAGATAAGATAATCGGCTTGCGGAAGATCGATTGACAGCCCGCCTTTCACGCTGTTCGCCACGAGATACTGCGTGCGCCCCTGCTGAAAGTCTGAGACGATGGCATTGGACTTGGCGAGCGTGGTCACACCACCATAGAGCCAGCCGAACGTCGCCTTGCGCTTGGTCAGCATGTCGGTGATAAGCTTGCCGGTGTGTGTGTATTCGTGAAAGATGACGATCTGCACATCGGGTTTGGCTTCCACCAACTCGGTCAGCCATTCCAGCTTGGGGTTCGCCTTGAAGTGGATTATATGTCGCTCATCTTCATCATCGTCGAATGGCAGGTACCCAGCCGAGACTTGGCGCAGCCGGTGAAAGGTGCTGAGTATGGCAGCGTTCTCACCAGACGGCAGCTTTATCAGCTTGTTGATAACATCATGGTAAGCCTCTAGCTGGTCGCCGTACATGTGCAACTCGACCACATCCTCCCACACCGTCTGATCTGCCACCTCCTCGCGTCGATAGCTCATGGCAAGTGATGATAGCTTGTATTCCAGCTTCGGCAGCTTTCGCTTGTCGAAGATGTACTCCGTCCGCCCGCTGAAGTAGTTCTTCTTCTTGTTGCCGAATGCAATCTCGAAAAAATAGTAGTTGTGCCCTAGCGTTTTGCCACGGTCGATGAGGAAGCACTGAGCCCACAGCGCATATGGGTCGCGCCCGAACGGTGTGCCGGTCAGCCCCAGCCGGAACTGGCAGTGCTCTGTCAAAGCCGCTGCAATCTGAAACCTGAGAGACTGATGATCCTTGAACATATGTATCTCATCGAAGATCGCCAACTCAAAATCTTCGGCAATGTCGGCGATGAGCGGTAGGTTCGGATACAGCTTGCGCTTCGCCTTGTCACGCTTGTTGGTGCCCCACACGGTGAACAACTCTTGCGCGCCCGACACCGGCAGCACGATCAGGTCGACAGATGGATCGGTGATGCCTTTCACGAAGTCGGCAGGATCGGTGTGCACGATCTGGATGTTGAACGTGCTGTGTTTGCGTGCCTCGGTCGCCCATACTTGCAAACCGAGTGGCGAGTGCGCAAACACGATGCCTTTGCCTTTCCGCCATAGATTGGTGCGCTTGAGATGCTGTGCCCAAGCCAGCGCCATCATGCTCTTACCCAGCCGCATGTCGTACAGCAGCAGCGAGCGGCGCATATAGAGCGCGAATGCCAGTCCTTCCAACTGATACTGGCGAGGTTCCGTCACCGGCTCTAGGAATTGCCCGGTGCTGTCATAGATGGTGCGATTGAGTGCTTTCGTCTCCGCGTGCTTGAACTCCGGCATCGCCGGCATAGGCTTGTCGAGGAAATGCTCAATCGCGAGTGATGACAGAGCCATCAGTCTTCCTCCTGATCCTCGGTGTCCTGCTTTCGATCATCTATGATGCTATCGGACTCCTGCGTGACAGCCGAGTTCATAAATATGCTATCCACGCAAAACTGCCCGGTGGCGTATGACTGAGTTATCATCACACGGAATCCGTCTTCCTCGTCGCGTGCGGCGTCGACCAGCAATCGTGCAAGCTGTCGTTTCTTCTCCTGTTCGGTGCGCGAGAATGTGACCACGATATCTGCAATGCCGGCTTTGCTCCAATCCTCCGACACATTCTTGGATGTAACCCAGCGCGAATCCTGCGATGCACGGTTGCCTTGCGTTGGACAGATGAGAGCATGGTTGCGATCGACTGCCACGCCGCGCAGACCGGAGAACATACGCCCGGTGGAGACACGCAGTGTTTTCTCATCTATGTTCATCAAATCAGGATAGTCCATGATCACCAGGTCCGGCACGAATTTGTAGCGGCGTTCCAGGTTGTCGAGGTATGCGTTGTAGCGAGGCAGCGTGAGCGTGTTCGTGGCGAACTGCTTAATCAGCAGCGGCGTGCGATGCTCCATCTCACGCAGCCGTGCCAACACATATTCCTCATTGTCCACCGTCAGAGCCAACGGCATCACCATGTAATCTTTGGTGTCGGTCCATTCACCACCGCTGTCGCGCTCGAAGTATGGCATGTTGAGTTTCTCAAGTGCCTGCTTCTTCGTCATGCTCCAGAAAGCCTGGATGTAGCGCCGCTTGGTCAACTCCGCTGAGTTTTCCAGCGAAATGTGCAAGGTCTTGCGTCTGAAGCGTACACCGGCTTTGCCCACACCGATGCAGAACCATGATTTGCCAGCCTTCTTCGGTGCGATGAACATCATCATGGTTCCACGTGCTGGCACTATGCCGCGCTCGTCCAACACCTCGATGCCAGATGAAAAGAAGTCGGTTTCGGTCTTGCGTAGGAAGGACAGATCGGTGTCGTGAAGCCACGTGCCGGCGGTCATGTCATTGTCAAACGAGTGCCCGGTGCGACTCCACAGCACCTCATCAGCCTTCTCTTCGTCGCCCTGGTTGAGATAGCGCAAGGCTTCGTCAATCGCCATTTTGCGCTGCCGGATGCGTATGAAGCGATCCAGGTCAGACATAACATAGTCGGGGTCGAGTTCCGGTGCGAGCCGTTCGGTGGCGTCTATCGTCAAGCCCATCAGTGAGCCAGGACGTTTCAGGTCATCTTCTAGCAGATCGCGGATGTGTCCCATCGCTGGTCGACGGTACACCTCTATGAATCGTATGGCGGCTTCTGCCAGCTTTTCCTGGTTCTTGTCACCGAACAACTCGGGGCGCAGCACCGATGCCAGTTGCGGTGCATATTGCTCATTCCAAATCAGCATGGTCAACACGTTTTCCTGCGATGCCCCGTGAAGGACACCGAAGTCGTGTGAATAGTCAGACATTGTAATCCCCTTCAGGCGATTTTCTCGATGGACGTTCCGTGTTGATCTTTGGTTACTTGCCACGTTTCAGCAAACGGATAACTCAGTGTGTGATGATCGCTCAGCCAGATCGTCTTGCCGGTGCTTTCGGCGCGGTCATCCAGGCATGACATGAGGTGTTCGACGCCTTGCGGTGATAGCCATTGTGTCGGCTCGTCGAAGACTTCTATGGAGTGATATACTCCGCTCATGCTTTGAACGAGTGCCGATAGTCCAAGCGAGACAGCTAACTTGATACGCTGCGCTTCGCCATAGGAGTATGAGCGATAGTCGCCCTGCTTGCGTGGATTGGTCACGTGTGCGTACACGCCGAACCGCGACGATGTGTTGCCGGACTTGGTTTCCACCTCGGTGCTGAATGTGATGTGCCAGTCACCAACGCCCAGCGATCCGGCTGCCGCCGCCGTCTCGATCTCGAGTACCTTCAGCAGACGGCGGATGATGAACAATCGGATGTTGAGGAAATGCTTGCGCCAGTATGTGGCTTCCATGAACTCGGTTTCAACAGCGATGCGGGCCTCTTTGCGTGCTGCTATGTCGGCTTGCAGATTGTGTACTTGTGTCACCGCCTGTGCAATGGCGCGGGTGAATGGGTTGGTCTGCTCCAGCACAGCCACGAGTGTCTTGTGTGCCATGTCATGGTTGTTCTTGGCGAGCCGAACATCCGCCTGTGCGAATGCGACGGCTTGACGTATCTCATTCTGTGTTTGCTCGTATGCACGATTGATAGCCTGCGCCTTGGCATATCTGTCTTCCACGTCGGCAGATTCTTGCTTGCTGGAGTCTAGGTTTGCGATGTGGACAGCCACATCTTCGGACAACTCGGTTAGCTTGGCAACGCGGAAGTGCTCGGCGATGTTTTGTCCGCACGTGGGGCACCGATGGTTATCGCGATAGAAGAAGCTTTGCTGTAGCGTCGCCTGGTGCTGCTGCTTGATGTGCTCTTGTTCGGATCGGAGGTGCGCCCGGCGACTGATGAGGTGTTCTATGGGCAAAGACTGTGGTATCTCGGCTGCCCAGGCTTCGGCATATGCCAGCAATTCCGTGCATTGATTGAGTGTGGCTTCGGCAGCATCGTAGTTGGCTTCCCACTGTGCCACTTGTTCGTCGCGTCCATCCATCCACACGCGTTCGGCTTCGTAGGTCTGTGTGAGGTGCGACTGCGACGATGTAAGCTGACCCTCCCTGTGTGATATTTGTCGGGTGGCTTCCTCCATCTGAAACGACAGCTTCTTGGCTTTGTTGCCGGCGAAGTCGGACATTGATTCCCAATAGTCCAGCATCATCAGTTCCGCCAGCATCTCGCCGCGCTGTGGCACCGTTAAATCCATGAACAACGGCGCTGCCTGCCCGAACACCACCGAATGCACGAAGCGTGCACGTGGCAACCCCATCAGTTCATCAACGGCTGCCTGTGGTACCTCGCTGCCGTTTATGGTAAGCCGCTCCGGTGAGCCGATGCGCTCGATTGCATACTGCACGCCGTCGATGGTGTAGCAGGCTATCACTTGTGGTCGGTGCTTGGTGCCCCACGGCATGAGTTCCGATGCACGCTGCCCGCGAATGGACATGCCGTACAGGCACCACGTCAGCGCGTCCCACCACGTTGATTTGCCAGCACCATTGGAACCCAGCGATGGGTCGAGTTCGTTGACGCCGGTCAGGTAGATCAAACCTCCTGCTGGAAACTCAAGTGTTGCGGTGTCGGTGATGGCGCGGAAGTGGCTGGCAGTTATGGTTTCAAGGACGATCAATCTCATGGTTCGATCTTCCAGAACGTCATACCACCGAGGTAGTTCATACAGTCGGATATGCCCATGTACCAGCTACCACGACTGCTCTCCCGCATCACCACATCATGGTCCCTGGTGCGGTGTTGCCGCACTCCGTTCTCGATCCATGATTCCCACTTCACCTTAACCCTGTCACCAACAGATACCGTTTTCCCGTCGGCATCCTTCAGTGTCCCGAACTCATTCATCATACTTCCCCCTTGGCTTGCTCCATCAGTTCAAAGCCGGCAAGCTGCATTGTTTCGTCTATGCCTTCGGCGGCACAGTAGTCATCCAGCACTTTGAACGGATCGGCAGTCTCGGCAATCATCGCATCGCGTGTGCGCTGGTCGGTTTCAATGGTAGGCTCGATGCCAGCCAGCGACACGTCATTTTGCTTCGCCCACCGTTCTATCGCATCGCGCTGCTCGACCCAGGTGTCCATCTGTGACATTGGTAGCACGAGGCGAATCTTGGCAGCGTCACCACGGTTCACCACCGCCGTCTTCAATTCCTCCGCATTGTTCACAACGATGGTGTGTTTGCTGGGTGGATGTAGTGTGACATCTTCGGTGATCTGGTACTTGTCATCCAGAGCCAGCACACGGCACCGATAGCTGTCACCAAACTTGATATGATGCGGCGAGCCGATGTAGACCAGTCGCCCCATCTCCTGTGGCACGTGAACATCGCCGGAATACACACGCATTTTCGGATGGAACAGCTTGTCTACGATCAGCTTGCCCTCGAAGATGCGGTTGCCCGCCATCCTCGCGCCGTCGAACGTTTGGTGACAGAAAACCGTGGTGTACAGCTCCATCGTGATATCGCCCCAGTCTTTGTATGGATCGGCAGACCACGGCAGCATAAGCAGCCGCCCGGCAGCGAGCGGCTTGCGGACAAATTCAACACCGGGCAGCAGTGACAAGAAAGACCAGTACGGCTTGTTGGAGAACAGTGGTCGGTCGTGGTTGCCGCATAGCACGGTTATGGTAACACCTTCGTTCGCCAGCACGGTGAAGGAGTCCACGAGACGGTTCACCAGATCAGATGGATGCCGGTCCCTCCTGTCAGTCAGATCGCCTAAGATGTAGAGGTGCTTGTCACGATCGCGCTTCAGCAACCGTGACAAGTCCTGAAAAAGTTCCCATCGGTATTCATCTTCCGCATTGGACGTGAAGTGCGTATCACTGGTAACGATCATCCACGCAACTCACGTCGTGGCATTGGCTGACGTGTTGGCATCACAGCAATCGGACGGCGCACAAGCACCGGCTTTGGTGCGGGCTTTGGCTCACGAATATTCCTGATGGCTTCAATGAACTCTTCCGGTGATAGCTCGTCCAGCGTTTCCTCGAAGTTGGTCAGCAGTGTGGTGCCGTTGAACAGCCAGTGTGCCGATAGATGTGGCGCCAAGCCAACGATGACTTCCCCGGCTTCCCGATTGGTGATGAGGAAGGTGGGGCGGCGGTTCTGCTTGCCGATGAACATCCACCACAAGCCGGCGCGCACCGCCTGCTCTGCCGTCTTCATAATGGACTGTGTGAGGTAGCCTTTGCCGGCGCCCAGCAGGTACTCGCTCAGAACCAGCATCTCGTTGTGCTTGACTTCGATTGAGAAGTGCATGAGGAAGCCATATGCCAACGGTGAAGCGGCAGCAATATCACCGGGCAGGTTCGTGTCAGCACCTCGTCGATCAGCGGAAGTCCATGTGCCACCACTCATCGGACTCCTGCCGAACACGTTGTTCTTCTCGCCGTTGGTCAGCCACAGCGAGAGCGCCTTGGCAACACGTCTCTCCATCGAATTGCCCTTGGCTTTGGCTGTGTTGCGTTTCTTGCGTGCTGGCTTCTCAACCTCCACTGATTCCACTTCCTGTGCGGGTTCTGGCACTGGCGTCACTTCAACGATATCCTCTGTCTTCTGTGTGTCGTCGTCCATGTTGCTCACTCCATGTTCCAGGGCTTGAACTTTAACAGTGCGGCTGGGTCGAGCCAACTCACACTCCAGTCACCACGAAACTGCACGGCACGGTCATCGATGGTGATGAACGCTGGCGGCTTCTCATGCGCGAACTCGATGTTGTCGATGATTTGACGCATCTCATCTATGTCAATGCCGATATGCGACGATGCTGTGATGAATGCACCGGCTTGGTAGTACAACCAGGACTTCATACGTTCGGTACCCATCGGTTCCCGGCTGCGGCTGCTGTAGACGACAAGCCGGAACTTGTGCCGTGCATCCAGCATCCATTCAAAGAAGCCGTCGGTTACATCGTCGTAGATCAAGCCATCCTGCCAGCCTCTCCGGTATGCATGTATCACTCCATCGAAGTCGAGGCACAGGATCGGCTTGCGTGTTTCGCTCATCGTCTGTCTCCTTATGCGTATTTGCGAAGTGGCGGTGCCAGTTCTTCCTCAAGGTCGAGCCAGAATGCTTGCACCATCTCGCGCAGAAGGTTGTTGATGGCGTCCAGCCATTCACGATCCTGGTGCTTGCGTGCTTCCTTCAGTTCGTCATAGATGCTGTCTAGCTCGGATGGTGTACCAGCTTTGTTTGCAGCAAGGAAATCCAGCATGGAGCCTTCATCGTCCACGCCATAGTTAAACCAGATGGTGACTTCGGCTCTGCGGTATGGTGTCCCCACCTTGCACTTTCGGTTGCGCACCTGCACCGTGGTTCCAATGACGTGCTTGGAGCCACGCACAGTCTTCTCAACCTTCTTCAGTTCGGTTAGCCATATCGTCTGTGATGAATAGAAGCTGAGTGCTCGCCCGCCGGATCGCCCCTGCTTCTCACCGAACATCACACCCAGCTTGTCGCGTAGCTGTGATATGATAATAAGCGTGCAGTTGGCTTCGGCTATCTCGGCAATGGTGCGGCGGAACATCTCTGACATGCGCTTGGCTTTGGCGGCACCGAATGACGCTTCGTCCATATCGCGCCCCATCTCCGCATCGTCCGACAGAGCATCCAGCGAATCCACCACATAGAGCGATGGTGTCCGCCTGCCCTTGCGAGCCACACAGAAGGCGTGTAGATCGGCAAACAACTGTTCGACGGTGCCGATGTTGTCTACTGGATGTATCTCCTTTGGCATTCCGATGGTGCGCCCATAAGCCTCATCGTACGCCATCTCTGCTTCGATGTAGCGAATGTCATCCGGCGACGACACGACACGCATGAAGTTGGCACAGGCTTCGACCGCGAGCAGCGTCTTGCCGGACGACTCGTTCCCGACAACGTTTGCCACGCGCCCGATTGCCCAGCCTCTGCCACCCAACACCATGTCGAGCAACATAGAGCCGGAATCCACGAACGCCACTGGCGCCCGCGCAACTGTGCGCGCGGGCGTCGGTGACAGCTTGCGTGTGGCTTTCCTAGCCATTGCGTCCGGCAAAGCGGCTGCCCAACTCGGCGGCGCGATCACGTGCCGACGGTGCCGGTTCTGCAATCTGACGACGCTGTGGTGCTGCTGGCGGTGCGCCACGTGGAGCCGGACGATTCATCGGAGGTGCAGCACCTCGCGGCGGCGGTGCTGCCTGTCTGCGAACTGGCGGCTGTACCACCTCCGGTTCTTCATAGTACTCGCCATTGTCAAATGGTGGCTCAGTACCATAGCGGGGATCAGGATCATACTCCTCTTCCTGCGGCGGCGGTGCAGAGCGGACGGGTGGGCGCCCAGCAAGTCTAGCGCCGGGCTGCGGTTGCGGTGCAGGCATCTCACGCCGCCCCGGCGCAGGCGAAGGCGCCGCACCCCGCGAAGGCGTGGCGGATGCTCCTGGACGCTGCGACGGCTGTGCTGTCCCGTTGCCACGCGGAGTCGGACGACCCGCACCGGCAGCGGCGCGCGATGGTACCTCAACACCGCCTGAGAACATCATGGCAATCTCGTCGTAGTCGCGCCAGTTGAGTGTGTCCGGCACAGGCGTTTCGGCGATGGCGTCGAGGTACGATTGATCCACCGACGTTGGCTGGTTGGCGCGCTCAACTCCGGTGTAGCGAGTTTGCAGGCGATCACCTGTCTTGTCGAAGTAGATGTCGAATCCATCGTATGGATTGTCGATGACAAAGTAGCTGCCGGTCTGCCGATCCTGGCTGTGCTTCTGAATGTCACGATCCAGCGACGGCGGGATGTTGTACAACATCAACGCCTCCTCGCCGGCAGCTTCCGCCTTGCGGTCGACGATCCAAGTCAGAATGCCAAGACGCGGTGACAGTTCCTTGGCGGCTTCAGGATCGCCGGACTTGTCCAGACGGTTCACCTCTTCGCACACCGGACATGGCTGGTTTGCCATACGGCGCAGACATAGGATGGTTGCCTTGTCTGGTCCGATGTTCCAATGGCTGTAAATGTCCATCCCGTAGTGCTCACTCTCCCACGTCGGTGGCAAGATGCGTATGCAGTTTTCACCTGGACGCACCTTGTAGACACGAAACTCATCCCTGACGTACCCCTGAAAGTCTCCGCCCTGTTTGGTTGCGCGATTGTGAATCGCTGCCTGTGAACGTTCCCGATAGACGAACTGTGCCATCATCCTCTCCTTTGGTAAACTCAGCCTTCGTGGTAAACCACGCCAACGCGGTCAGCCGAGCTGCCACGTAGACAAACATAAGCGTAAGCAGCACGGCTATTGGTACACCAATATAGTACATCATCCATCTCCTGACAATCGCCTGCGCTCCCTGTTGACAGCCGTGCGGCGTTCAACGTAGATCGTATCCGGCGTGATGTATCCAGCCTTAATCAAGTCAGCTATGGTGCCAATTGCATAGCTCTTGGATCGCATCCCATCCGCCAAACCTTGCCAGAGTTTTAGATTATACTCCGCTGTGCGAAGCACCTCGGTTGCCTCGATCACAGCTTCATCAACTGCCGCTTCCGCCTTGATCTGTGTTTCGTTGACCTTCTCCCCTGTGTGATATTCACGCACCCGGAAATCCGCTTCAGCTATGGCGATGGACAATGCGTCCTTGGCGGCATCACGATCACGTTGACATTCTGCCACGGACTCGGCTGCCTCCTGCATAACTGATGGCAGGTTCTCCAGTTCCTCAGTGAGCCGCATCCGGTCTATCAGGAGCAGGCTCTTCATTTGATCGTACCGTGTTTGATCCATCATTTGTTCCCCCAGATAAGCTTTCCTATGGTTGCATAGAGCAGCACCTTGCGGTCGAAGCTGTTGGCTGGAAATGTCAGAGCCTCTAGCAGTGTCCAGGCGCGCTCCGCTTCCAACTCGTTGTCCGCTCTAAGCATCGCTCCGCAGATATACCGTCCTGCCTGTACGATGGCTTGGTCATAGGCATCGTCTTCGATCATGGATAAATGCTGCTTGGCAACCTTCCATGTGCACTTGCCGCGCAGCAACAACTGGATCAAAGCCACCAGCGCGGAGTCGGCGTCGATCAGCGACATGATGCGACGCACTTCGGAGCGATCCGTCGAACTGTGTACCGACTGCAATAGTGTGATGCCCATACGTGGCGAGCCTTCCGCTGCCTCGATCACGGCAGCCATCACGTCGCCGATCACCTTCCACCCTTCAGCGTGTGCGATGGCGTCGAGCAGTACGTTCATATCGGCACGCTTGACCGGACGAAGGTGCATCTGGTAGCAACGTGATAGGATCGTCTCAGGTATCTTGCGTGCGTCGGTGGTGCATAGCGTGATGTATAGGTGTGCTGGCGGTTCCTCCAATGTCTTGAGCATGGCGTCGAAGGCGTTGACGGAGAGGCGATGACATTCGTCGATCAGGTACATCTTGCGTCCGTCGCCGATCAGCGACATGTGCATACCTTCCTCGACCAGTTGCCTCATCTCCTCAACCTTGCTGTGTGTGGCAGCGTCTATCTCGATGAGTTGCGTGCTGAAGTGTCTGCTGATGAGCCGTGCGATAGTCGTCTTGCCGGTACCCTTGGGTCCGGTCAGTAGGTAGGCGTGCGGGTGGCTCGGTGAAGCCATTGCACGCTGTAGTCCAGACAGTATATCCTCGTGTCCGATGAGTTCGTTGAACTCCAGCGGTCGGTACTTGACGATAAGCGGTTCATCAACCATTGTTCTACCTTACGATTACAGGAACGCTCTCACGAGATATACGCTTCTGTGCGATCTTGACGTAAACTGGATTCAGTTCGATGAGAGTTGAATGCCTCGCCAGCAATCCAGCCATCAACCCGGTCGTGCCGCTGCCACCAAATGGATCGAGTACGTGATCGGCTGTCTTGCTGCTGGCTTTTATGCACCGTTCTGCCAACTCGGTTGGCATCGTGGCGAAATGCGCTTCATCGTAAGGCTTGGTATTGATGGTCCATACATCGCGGATATTGCGGAAGCCATCATACTCCTTGTACTCGGGCGGGCGCGCATTAACACCAAACACTGATTGACGTTCGACGCTGCCCTTGGCTGCCATAGTGCCGGCTGGTATGCTGCCCTTCTCCTTCACCGCGTCCTGATCGAAAAAATACTGTGCCTGCTTGGTAAGCATAAACACATATTCGTGCGATGTGGTCGGTCTGTCATCCACGCTTTCTGGCATGGGGTTCGGCTTGTGCCAGATCACAGCGGAACGCAGATACCATCCGTCCGCCTGCAATGCAAGTGCGGTGCGCCACGGTATGCCTATAAGGTCTTTTGGCTTCATGCCAATTTTGGTCTTGTTGATTTGTGCTTGAGCATGTCGACGCATTTCCTGGTTTGCGATGCTATTGGGCAGTCCAGATGATAAAGCGGTAGTATTGACTTTATTGCCTGGTGGACTGGTTGCGTAACTGTCACCTATGTTCAGCCAAAACGTGCCGTCGTCTCGAAGCACTCGCCAGACGCCACGAAACACGTTCACGAGGTTGTTGATGTAGTCCTCTGGCGAATCCTCCATCCCGATTTGATCGTCTACCTTGATCGCTCCACAGTGTCCGCATACTGTGTCGTAGTAGAAGCCGCGTGTCTTGGTGGCTTCCCTGCTTGGTCGGTTCTCATTGAATACCGGGTTTCCAAACACTTTGGTCTTGCTTGCGTTGGCGATGTGTTCGCAGGTAGGATCACCACCAGACCATTCAGCGGTTCCGTAGTCGCGCAAACCCCAGTACGGGGGCGAGGTGACGCAACACTGAAACTTGTTGTCTGGCAGTGAGGCTAGAACATCGGTGACGTTCCCTGTGTGTATGGTGACGGTGCCGGACTTGAGGAAGAAGCCACGCGGCACCAACTGTGGTTCTATCTGTCTTCGTTCCATATTAGAGGTTCCAGAAGCCGTTACGTTGAATCCCAGCACGCTCAATAACCGTATCAATAATATCTTTGTTTTTCTTTAGTACCCGATCTGTTACAACTGGATATTTGCTGGCGTATTCAATTAGTTTTCGTGTGGCTACCCAATGGCCTCGTTTGATATGCACAGTAAGCATACCCTCTTCAGTTAGCTGTTTCCTAACCCAATGAATATGTTTGGAAGCGCGTGTCTCCCTCGAACCGTCAGTATCGACCCACTCTAAATCATAGTCTGTTAGGTCCATATCGTTGATAATACGGTCTACCAGGGCAGAACATGGAATAGTACTGGTATTCCCCATGACGCTACAATGCATTAAAATCTCTCGTATGAGCGGCATCCGATATGCTGTACGGGGTGTGGCTTCTGGAATAACGACATGATATTTGTAATGGGCTCGCTCAATTATGTTTATGCCCTCAAGGTTACACAACAGGGTTATACCCTTACCACTCAACCAAAACTGTTCCGTCCTAGAACGCTGCCATAACCCAAACTTTTGCTTGTAGTGTGTTTCTAGGTCTACTGACGATAGACGATCAACTGGTGGTGCGTACCCGATGAAATCCCATTTGCCAACGTTACTTCCGCCGTTATGTTGTCTTATACGACGTTCGAGGTTTGTGGTTCTTCCAATATTTATGACGACTTGTCCGTCTTTCCCCAAGCCAGATACATCCTGAAGGATGTAAACCACTTCTGGATATAACGTCATATTGCTTATCCTCTCATTTGCCGGCGTTGTGGAATGAATGGATCGCGCCGGTCGAACCATCCACAGAAGGTTGTCATACGTCGCTCGATGTCCTTGACGTATTGTGCCATCAATTCACAGCCCACCGCGTTGAAGCCATGCTCGACCGCTGCCTGCAACGTGGTTCCGCTGCCGGCAAACGGATCGAGCACGGTTCCTCCTGGTGGTGTCACCAGCTTTATCAGCCAGTGTATCAAGTCGAGCGGCTTCACTGTCGGATGGTTGCTCCAAGCCCGATCAGTGGAGTCCGCCTTGGCAGTATAGTAATACCTGTCGATAGAGCCGGTGTCACCGTAACCTGTTGGTGCCCCGAGTGGTCCTTGTGCCCATCCTCCATTGTATGTCTTGCGTCCGGCAGCAGAGCCGATGGTGCCGGTGCTGGTGCGATCACCATACTTGGCGAAGGACTTCAACACCTCCTCGCTGCCGTCGTGCACCAGGTTCGCCGGGTGCCTGCCAAAGCTGACAGGACTTTGGTGGGTGGCGCCCTGGATGAGAGTGTTGCTGCGGTATGCCGGCGTGTTGCGATAAGCTGGATTGGTGGACACGGTGCCGGCTATCGCGCATTCCTTCACATTCATGGCACCGGTGCCGTACTTCAGCACGTTTTGCACCACGGTTCCGATGAGCGGCTTGCGCGCCAACACAGCGGGTTCTATGGCAGGCTTCAGTGAGGTTTCCCATCCCTCCCACTGTTCGGCTTCTGCCAGCTTCGCCTTCTTCATCTGCTGACCAACGTCTTCGGACTTGGCGAATCCCTGCCCATACATCCAATACACGGTATCGCGTATCTCGAAGCCAGCATCCTCGATGGCACATGCCACGCGGTGCGATGTGCGAGTGCCGCCGAATGCCACGAGATAGGCACCCGGCTTCAGCACGTCATACACTGCCTTCCATGTCTCTGGCAGGAAAGCCACGTTGCCGCCGTCCCATTCCATACCCATAAAGCCACGCGAGAGTCGGCTGTATGGAGTCGACCGATTGCGGGCACTCTTGCCGGTGCTGTTGTTGTCATCCACCGAAGTCTTGGCAAATCGCTTGGCGATGGTGAGATGGTAAGGAGGATCGGTGACAGCAGAGTCGAACATCACGCCACGCTTCTTCATCTCCGCCAGCAGCAAACGGCAGTCGCCTTCCATGATGTTCCACACTGCCATTTGTCTATCTCCTTAGTGGTCGACGAACTGGTGACGTCACTGGTTTTTCCTTATCAGGTTCCCACACCACCAAGCCGGATTTGGTGGCGAGGTGAATCATGTTTGCCGTTCCAGAGCCACCGGGGAACGCCACCACGTTTGTCGGTCGGAAGCGTGTCAGCATCTCAGCGTTGCGATGTGGTCCAGCACGGTCGCCGTGCAAGCCCCACTGTGCTGGCATTCCAAGGTAGGCGTACTCGCGTTCCTGTGCCCATTCCTGCGCCCAGCGATCCGCACCGCGCAGATTGGTAGGCTCGCCCTTCACACAGCAGGCGCCGTGGATCACAGTGATTAGCTCGTTGCCTGTGCCGTACCTATGGTTCTTCGCCAGTTTGTCTAGAGCACGGAACACAGCATCGCGGTCCAGATAGTTGCGTCCGCCGGTCACGAGCACGCGCATCTCGTTGTCACTTCGATCATCCAGCCAGTCCACTACACGTAACTCCCCTCAAATGTATGTACGTCGTACGTGTCACACCAATTATCGCCAATCTTACACTCCACGGTGAGGGGCACACATTGGAACTGGTATCGAGTCCTCACCATCACCTTTTGAATTTCCTCAATGTATGGCTCGGGGTTTGCGTTGGGAAGGAAGAACGATAAGTCATCGTGAATCTGCATACGCGGATGAAAGTAGAAGTCATCATACTCCATCGCAAGCTGTGACAGTTCATCCATAGCCTCCATCACGATATCAGCCTCCATCCCCTGTATCGGATAGTTGACAGGCTCGGTGCCCTTGGCGATGCCACGCCATTCGCGTCCGGTCATAAATCGGATCACACCGTAGTCACGGTATATCTTGTACTGATCGCGTTGCCACACCTGTACGTCTTTGTATGTCTCCCAGAAGAAGCCCAACACCTCCTGCACCTGACGAAGCGGTATGCCGGTGCGCTCGCATGTGGTTTCCGCGTTGGAGCCGAACAGCGATGAGAACACGAAGTCGGACTTGATGACGTTGCGTCCAGCCTTCCGCACCTTCGCTTCATCCTTCTCGCCGGTCTGCGATGCGAGACGTTCCAGGTAGATCGGATAGACATGCAGAACTTGATCCAGCCAGTAGGTGTGCATATCCACGTGTTCAATGATGGACTTGCATAGCGCACGGTCACGCGATGCCCATCCCTGTATCCTCATCTGTAGCTGTCCATAGTCGAACTTGCAAAACAGATTGCCCTTCGGTGCCACGATCTGCCGGCGTATCTCTGGATGCTTCCGCACCGGGTAATTCTGGATATTCGGTTCGCGTGACGACAGCCGCAATGTTGACGTGAACATAGTGGTGTAGGTCGGATGTAGCATACCATCTGGATACAGCTTCGGCGCTTCGATGGTGGCGTCTACATACGTGACGACCTTGGCTATCTCCCGATCATCCAGCACCGCACGTGCGAGGGGGTTTTCATCGGCGAACTTGGACAGTGTATCTTCATCGGTGGCATACTGCTTGCCCTTATCAGTCTTGGGCAGTGGTAGCTTTCCATACGCCACCAGTGCGGCACCCACTTGCTCAGCGGATGTGATCTTGAACTCAATGCCACGATCCGCCTCATACTGCTTTACTTCATAGAGATTGCGAGCGTCGGCGCGTATCCGCTCCTGATCGGACAGCAGCTTTGCCTGCATCGTCTCGGCTTCGTTCAAGTCGTACGGTATGCCCATCAGTTCCATGTTGACGGTGGCAGAGATGGCACCGAGTATCCTGGTATAGTCCTCACGCGCCACCTGTCCGCCAATGCGGCGATGGATGCGTGCCGATGCCCACGAGTCCAAGCCGTTGTATGGGATGATATCCTCCAGCTTATACGACATGATCTGAGCGGCATCAATGTTGCTGAGTGATTTGATGTTGACGCCGAGTACAAGCTGTGAAGTGTCATCCAAGCCAAGCAAGCCCTGCCGCTCGAAAATCAGACGGGAGTACGCCATCGTATCATCGAACGGCATGAGAGGTTCGGATGTGAGGTAGCGGAACCACGACAGTTCGTGCGCTGCGTTGTGTGCGATCCAGCGACGGGTGCGCACCACCTTAATAATCAAGTTGGTACCCCACGTCGTTGGCATTGACGGATGATTGCACGACCACGCTACCGTCAGCTTGCCATCCGACACTGATGCTGTCAGCAACTCAGACCGCACCTCATATGGACGCAATCGCGACGACTCAAGGTCGACGGCAACCGGATCGCTCATACGGTCGATGATTGCCTGTGCCTCGGACTCGGATTTTGCCCAGACCACATCAGACAATTTGACGTGTTCGATACGTGGCGGGTTCCACTGATCGACGCCGTTGAAGAAGCGCCGCAGATCGGATTGAAACAGCACGCCTGCCGACGACTCACGTCTGCCGCGCCGCTCAGCTTCACGGTTCTCGCGGATGACGAATGCCGGATGAAACACTGGATAGTACCACAGCACACGTCCGCCGACAGACACCGGCATCTTGATACCGTGAGCCTTCATAATAGAGCCGTCTGGATAGAACTTGCGAAGCGGTGTGCCACCCAGACCGAGGATGGCTGTGAGGTTCGGCATGTTGGCAACGTCTTCCTCAAGATATGGCGAGCACGCGTGCATCTCATGTGGTGTCGGTGTTCGGTTCTCCGGTGGTCGGCAGCGACACACATTCTGGAACGCAACGCGCTTGTTGTGCTTGTGCGGGATGTTGTCGCGTAACAGCTTGCCGGATGGTCCCACCAGTGCGGCGCCGTCGCGATCCTCCTGCTCGCCTGGTGCCTCCGCCAGTGCGAGTATCTCGCCAGTATTCCAGTTGCCGCTGATCTTCATTTGTGGGCTGGCGATGGTGCCCCATACGCTGCGGAGCGTACACGCGTCGCAGCCCACAGCGTTGGGGTCGATTATGACTTGTTGCTTGGCGGCTCGGGCGGTGGTTTGCTTGATTTTGTGCAAGTTGTCGGTGACGTGGTCGAGGTGTTTCCAGAATCCCATTCGTCTATCTCCGTGAGTCTGGCGGCGCGCAACCGCTGGCGTTGTCGGGCGTTGAGATGAGTAACCTTGCGTGAGAATGGTCCGCGTGTGCCGTAGCGTTGAATCGAAACATCGGCTTCGACGTGCGGATAAGGCAAGCTATACGCTCTGTGATATTCGCGAGCGAAACGCATTATGTCGGCTCGTTCGGTGTATTCGATGGCGTACAGGCTGTAGTCGACTCCCTTGCGACGGTTCACATCGAACGCCGCAAGGGATGAGAAGTTTTGATTAAACTCCTGCAATACGTGTTGAAGGACTTTCGGCAACAGATCAAACCACATGAAGTCGTCACCGGCTGTACTTTTGATGCTATCGGTGCCGTGGGATATAACACGATTGGACTGAGCGTAACGCTTTGCCATTGCCGAAAGCCCTGTTGTTTAGCAGCGTGTGTAATCGCAAGCCAGACAGCGGACACAGCCCAACTCGTGTACGAGTGGTGTCGCATGACAGTTGGGACACGAGTCTGGACCGTCACCGCGTGTGACTGATACTGGTACTACCTTGGTGCCGTCAAAATGCTCTTGAGCCGCCGCGCTTGCTGGTAGCAGACCAAGTACGCGGAACTCCTCTTCCAGTACACCGCCGATGGCTGCCACGATGGATGGACGGTACTTGTGTTGCTCTGCGATGAAGGCTCCACCCTTGGCAGAGTGTACGGCACCCAATTCTTGAATGAGGAACTTGACGTCACCACCACGCCGTAGCACGGCGGTGAGCAACCGGCTGAGCGTCTGTACCCATTCGGCATTATCGGCACCGCTCGTGGTGATGAACACCTCGAATGGCACATTGCCTATGCGCGTGATTGTGATGTACCAGTTCGACCCGTCCAATCCCCATTTCAGCTTGTAGCGTCTGCCCTCGACCACACGCTGCGCCGGCATAATACTATGTTGTATCTCCTCAATGGCTTCAGTCATCACCGCCGCACGCTGGTCGACCACAGCCCCCTTCTTCTCGGACAGGATGGAGCCACGTCCTGATGCCGGATCGTAGCGGTAGGTGGTGCAGCCCTTGCAGCCAAGATCGTATGCCTGTTTGTAGACATTCTTGAATGTCTCGTAATCCATGTCGTCTGGGCAGTTGATGGTCTTGCTGATGGACGAGTCGATGTGTGTCTGCCACGCCGCGTGCACAGCCACATGCTCTTCGACCGTGATATCCATAGCGCCGACGAAGATGTCCTTGGGCGGTATCTCGCCTGGATGTATCTCGTTGAACAGCCTGAGCGAGTAAGGCATAGACACATAGTCTGCCCATTGTCCGTCTGGTTGCCGCACCTTGCGTTCCGTCGGACTGAATGAGAACACCGGCTCGTGCCCGGATGAGAGGTTGCCGGTGTAGATGCTGATGGTGCCGTTCGGTGCAATGGTGTTGAGTATGCCGTTGCGTATGCCGTCCTTGTTGATCTTGTCGATGGTGTCTTTGGTCAAGCGGTTGACGTTGTAGCCAGCCAGGAACATGCCCCGATCAAACAATGGGAATGAGCCACGCTCAACAGCAAGATCGGATGATGCGTGATACGACGTGTTCGCCAGAAGGTAGGACAATTCCTCAGCTATATTTGCTGACTCCACGCTGCCGTAACGGATGCCCAACTGCACCAGCATATCAGCGAAGCCGGTGATGCCTAGTCCGATGCGCCGCTTGTTCATACTCTCTTCGCGCTGTCCCGGCAGAGGATAGTTGGTCACATCCAACACGTTGTCAAGAAACCGAACACCGATCCGAGTCACTGTCTTAAACAGTTCCCAATCAAACTTGGCATTCGGTGTGAATGGGTCGAGGACCATGAATGCGAGGTTGACGGAACTCAGGCAGCAGCAACCGTTCGGCGGCAATGGCTGTTCGGCGCATGGATTGGTGGCGCGGATATCCTCACAGTAATAGAGGTTGTTGCGCTGATTCACACGGTCGATGTAGATCACACCCGGCTCGGCGTATGTGTAGGTTGACCGCATGATGTCTTCCCAGATCGTGCGAGCCTTCACACGCTGATAGACGTACCACGGAAGCATAGTACCGCGGCGCCACTTGAGATGCTCATCCTTCGGCTGCTGTTGCTCAAACTCGTTGCTATATGAATAGTAGTCGTATGGGAACGGCTTGTCGTACACGTCCACGTGGTTGCCGTCAGCACGTGGCACATGGAAACCCAAGTCCCAATATTCGTCAGCTTCGACGGCGGCAAGGAATGCATCGGATATCAGTACCGATACATTGAAGCCCGTCAACTGCCCTTTCTGTCGCTTCGCACTGATGAATGATGGATTGGTGATAATGGTGTCGCCGGTCTGGCTGTCAATGTGTGTCTCGTACTGCCGTGGATTCCACAGATCGGGATGTGTGTCGCACAACACACCCATCATTGCACCACGCCGCGTGCCAGCCGACATTATCGTTTGGCACATGCCATCCTGCTGTCGCATGAATGAGATGGCGCCAGACGCCACCGATCCAACACCACCGACGATGGCGTCCTTTGGACGGATGGGAGAGAAGTCCGATCCAATGCCACCGCCCTGCTGTAATGTGAATGCACCTTGTGCGATGGACATCTGGATGCCTGCCATCGAGTCCATGATGGTTGGCAACACATAGCAGTTGATGAGCGTAACATTGCGTCCGGTGCCGGCGCCCGCATTCACGCGTCCTGCTGGGATGAGGTAGCCATTGGTGACTGCCCACATACCATCGGCTTTGCCAGCAGCATCCTTCGCATACACCGCGTCAACCACACGCTTGCGTGTGTCTCGCACGCTGTGCTCGTGCGACGTGCCATCTGGATGTAGCCAACGATACTTGTCATTCCAAATGTCCCGCACCAGAGGATCGGTCTCGAGTACCTTCATGCGGAATAGGTCCATATCAAATGGCATAGTTGTCTCCTAGTGAGTTGATGATATAACACCGAAGTTGGCAATATGGCTGCCGCACTTCGCACACTCGCATTCGATCACACCCGCTGACCGGGTGTAGCGTAGCACCAGTCCAGACTTCGAGTGGCACTTGCTGGTGAGCACCATGCTATTGGAATCTATGTCTGCGGGTGCGTCGTCAAACGCCCTGTCTAATTCCTGCCTAGTCAGTATCATCGACTGTCTCCGGATGATGAAGGTTGTAGATAAGTGCATACACACCGCATAGCAACACCCACAACACAAATATGAACATGAGTATCCACGTGTAGAAAGCCAAGCTGCTGTCGGCGTGCGTGGTGATGTAGGTCAGACATATCATAATGGTTCCGATGACCGTGGCTATCATCAACTCTGTCATTGGGTTGTTGCCTCCAGTTTCAGAGCATAGTCGTATATTGACTGCCTGATCTGAGTACCACGCTCACGGTGTGCTCGCAGGAGGAATAGCGTGGCATCGGTTGTCGCCGATAGATGTTGTGGACGTTCCATCAGCAGAAGCGCAGTCACTTTGTTTAGATGTTCCACTGCATCCAAGAAGGTGAGCGGTGCTATGCTCATTGCCTCTCCTCCGCAGCCAGCGCCTGCATATTCACGTGATGCATCACCAACTCGGCGAAGCGGATCACGTCGCTGCTGCTGTACACCAGCGGACGAAGATGAAGCAACTGCTCACACGTACAAATCACCTTGTAGATGGTGTAGGTGGAATCAAGCAGTTCGCTTTCGCCTGCCATGTAGGTTTCAAGCAGATCGCTTATGCGGTCAAGGTCTGGTACTGGCATTGCTCTATCCTCTCAGTTGCCGGCGTGGAATCACCGCCGGTTTTGGTGCTATGGGAAAGTGCACGGATGCGGAGGCTGCGGGCGGTGCTAGGCTGCGCCGCGCTATCGGGGCGACCGGAGGGAGCGCCCGCCGCCCGACCGGCTGTGGCGCATCCGGAGCCTTGCCGTTTGCCGCATTCTCCAATGCCGCCGCCGCGCGAGCCGGCGACGGTATCTCATTCACGATATTGGACGCCAGAGCGAGGATCACTTGTGCTGCCTCGCTCAACTCGTATGACCACGAATGGTTGGGGTGCGCATCTGCCAGCGCCTTGTACTTGCGTACGAGATCGAATGGGTTGGCTGGTGACATACTTTGGTTCCTCGAAAACATCACCTGATAGGCGACGATTTCACGCTTGGGGTTGCGTCCGATGATGATATCACCTTCGCGGCTTGCTGCTGCTCTCACAGCACTCCAGTCGGTGAACGGTCCATGTTGTAGTTTGCCTCTCGACCATACGGTCCAGTTGGTGACTAGGTTTGTCATATTCTCATACGGCAGCGAGCCGATGCCCCATGTTAGGTGCTTGGCGAAGTTGTCCCACGGCAAGCCGTTGAGATGTAGCGGACGCACACCGTTGACACGACGCCCGGTGAACGACGATGCGATCAGCGAGTCGAGATAGAACTCAGCCTTGCGTGGTCCCGACTGCAAGATCACAGTACCATAGCCGTCCTTGTCCCACCATGGATTTATCAGTTGCTTGCTGCGCTTGCGCCGGATGTGACCGTACGAGCTGACTTCATATGGCCAGCCCTGTACTGTCAGCCACACCTCGGTCTTGACGAGGCGCCTCTGCATTTGCTATCTCGATGTGCCAGAGATGAGATACCGAAAGCCGCTGTTGGAGCCTGTCAAGATCATAACGTTGCGGTCCACATAGTCCAGCACGATGCTGTCGATGTAGCTCAGTGCGCGTGCCACCTTGGATGCTGACAACGGAACCGGCTCGATGTCTGGCACGCCGGTCAGTTCCTCCGACAATATAAACTCCTCTGACTCCGACGTGCCTTCCTGGAATGAGAGGTTGAGGCAACCATCCGATGCAGCCACCAACACGCGAGCGTGGCGCTTGTTCTCAGTCAGCGCATTGGCACGCCGGACGAATGCTGCGATGCGATCCTGTGGTATGCGTGCCACGATATCGCTGCCGCTGTATTCCTCGACAATATCCTTGATCGGCGTGTCCAACGTGAGCGCCGGAACCTGTCGCACGTAGCACGCCAACTGCTCCGACTGGTAGATCACGCCGTTGTTGCCGAACTCCAGCGTGCCATCGTCATCAATGATCGCACCAAGCAGTTCCGATCCGGGTGGTGGCAGAGTCACCAGTTCGGGTACTCCAGCGATGCGGCGGTTCGATGTGGCTGACGATACGGTGGTGTTGTCGGTGGAGCAGACCAACACGCCTTTCTTGTCATTGTAGATCGTGACGCCATAGACACCGGCAGCACCGAGCGCCGCGCTGTCGCACGACAACGCGCCGAAGTCCAGCATATGCCCTAGCAGCTTGTTCGCCTTGACGGGTGTGCCGATCTGCTCCGGTGGTATGCCGGGCACTTCCTTGATTTCCATGATGGCGAGTTTGCCGCTGGCTGGTCCGCACGTCCACATCACTGAGCCGTCCTTCTGTGACAGCTTCAGTTCCTCATTCGGTGGCAGCGAGGATACGATGGAGAGAAATGACAGTGCGTCGATGTAGACAGGATGATCGACCCCTATCTCCATGTATGCTTCGAGCACGGCAAACGATGAACAGCCTTTCACCTTATCAGGTGATAGTTCGATGGCGCGATACATAGGTGCTGCTGCGGTGCGCGAGACGATGTGCTTGAACGGCGTGAGACGAGCAGCGAGTTTGTTGCTCAACATAAGACTTCCCCTCTTGGTTGGAACGGAAGCCTATATACGAAAACGCCGGAGCGATGACGCCCCGGCGTTCCGTGTCAAGCCGAATTGTGTTGAAAGATGACTACTTCCAGTGTCCTAGATTCTTGACAGTCT